ATCAAGTGTGAGCAGGAGATGAAAGGAAGGGATCCATTTGGCAATTCTCGAAACCTCGAGGATTTCCGGCGGATTTCTTCCATTCTGTTTGCAGGTGTACTCAGCCGTACAGATAGAAATATCTACTACGGTGACGTACGCCCCAAACACGGTCCTGGCGCGACAGCCGATCGTCTTAGCGGAAACGCTAAGTATCGTCTGCGCACTTGGACTGATCGTCTCGAAGAGATATTTCCCGCAGGGGAATATCTACTTCCAAACTGGTCATTTTATGATCAGTACGACGATGTTCATCACCTGGATCCTGGGTCTGAGCTACCCGTGAGGGTAATCTCAGTTCCTAAGACGCAGAAGACGCCTCGCATTATCGCTATTGAGCCGTCCTGCATGCAGTATATGCAGCAGGCGATTCAAGAGGATATCCGCGAGTCGATTTCCAAGTATTCGTACTTGGACTCGATGCTCGGATTCGATGACCAGACTCCTAACCAGAGAATGGCTCGAGAGGGTTCCAGAAATGGAACTCTCGCAACACTCGATTTGAGTGAAGCATCCGACCGTGTCTCCAATCAGCATGTACGAGAGATGATGCGCCAGCATCCTTATTTGCATAAGGCTGTTGACGCCACTCGCTCTCGGAAGGCTGATGTACCTGGACATGGCGTAATACGCCTCTCCAAGTTCGCGTCTATGGGATCAGCTCTCACCTTTCCCATTGAGGCCATGGTATTTCTTACCTTGGTCTTTATTGGGATTGAGCGAGAGCTCAACTCTCCGCTTTCCCTCAAGATTGTAAAACAATTTGAGGGGCGGGTGCGAATCTATGGGGATGATATTATCATTCCCGTAGAAATGGTGCGTTCCGTTGTCGATGTGCTACATACTTTCGGGTATGTAGTTAACACCGGCAAGTCTTTCTGGACTGGAAAGTTCAGAGAGTCTTGCGGAAAGGAATATTACGACGGCTATGACGTTAGTATCGTCAAAGTACGACGTACATTCCCTACCCAACGGAGGCATGTACAGGATGTCATCTCACTTGTATCTCTCAGGAACCAGCTGTTTAAAGCCGGTCTCTGGAATACTAGTAGATGGCTGGACTCGCGAATTAGTGGGATACTTAAACACTATCCCGCAGTTCATGATTCCTCACCTGTATTGGGCCGCTTCCACTACTCTGGGTACGATACCCAAAAGTTAGGGAAGCGACTACATAACCCATTGGTTAGGGGCTATGTGGTTTCCTCACAATCACCCAATGATATATTGGATGATTCTGGAGCCCTGCTCAAGTTCTTCTTGAAGCGAGGGGACCAACCCTTTGCTGACAAGGAGCATTTGAGACGTGCTGGACGTCCTCATGCCGTCAACATCAAGCTGAGGTGGGCTTCGCCTTTCTAGGCGGAGTGGGGCTAAC